AATTGTATTCTTTGGTGACAGGATGGACATAGATGGCAACGACTATCCCTTAAAACTAGCAAACTACAAAGGCAATAACCATCATGTAGAAGGATGGCAGCACACATGGGAGGTACTACGTGAATATAACAAAAATTAAAAGTGTAGGAAATAAAAAGCTGCGGATATTACTAACCGGCCATAAAGGATTCATTGGGAAAGCTTTGTTTAACAGACTAGTACACCATGAAATTATTGGAATAGATTTAGTTGATGGAGACAATTTATTATATTGTGATCTTCCTAAAGATATTGATCTTGTAATACACTTAGCTGGAAGGTCAGGTGTTAGAGAAAGTGTTAAAGATCCTGGTGCATACTGGATGAATAACATTGAAGCAAGTCGACGCTTGTTCGAACGATATCCAGATACACGCATACTATATGCAAGTAGTTCAAGTGCGTACGAGCCTTCGTTGAACCCTTATGCAGCGTCTAAGCACGTACTAGAAGACCTTGCTGGATGCTATGCTAACACATTAGGTATGAGATTTCATACTGTATATTCGGACGTTCCTCGTAAGGGAATGTTCTTTGATAAACTATTAAATGGTGGATTGGAATATGTAACCAGGCACCACAGAGATTTTGTACACTTAACTGACGTCCTTGATGCAATTGAAATATTAATCAATGCTGTTCATGTTAATGGTGTACTTGATATTGGATCAGGGGTACCTGTAAGGATCCAAGACTTGACGTCAGGCTTGCCTGTGCGTCTAAATACCCCAGGAGAGCGGGAACATACCTGTGCTAACTTAGAAAAAATGAGAGCATTAGGCTTTGAACCTAAATATAGTGTATATAAATTCTTGACAAACGCCAAAAAAGGTGTTATAATAAACTTATTCAATGGAGAAACATAAATGAAAGATATCTTACAAGACGTAGTTGCGCACACACATGCACTAGGTTTCTTACCACTAGTTAAAGTTACATCAGAAGATGGCGCTACTAGCGTTGACTCAATGGCAGAAGACCGAAGTGTTATTTTGAGTGCAACAACACATACCGCAGTTACTGAGTTTACAGGTACATTTGGTATGCCTAATTTAGACAAACTTGCACTACATTTGAAGAATCCAGAGTATCAGAAAGATGCAAAGATTGATGTAGTTGAAGCAGAACGTAACGGCGAAACTATTCCAACACACATTCACTTTGAAAACAATGCAGGCGACTTTCAAAACGATTATCGCTTTATGAACAAAGCAATTATTGAAGAGAAGCTTAAAAGTGTTAAGTTTAAAGGTGCTGGTTGGAATGTAACATTTTCACCAAGCATGGCAAGTATTGCACGTATGAAACTTATGAGTGCAGCACATTCAGAAGAGCCTACTTTTAATGTTACAACTAAGTCAACTGGCGGTGCTAGTGATCTAGTGTTTAGCTTTGGTGATGCAAGTACACACGCAGGTGAGTTTGTATTCCAAAATGCAGTAGAAGGTACATTGTCACACACATGGAGTTGGCCTGTTGCGGCAGTACAGTCAATACTTAATCTAAGCGGTGATGTTACTATGAGCATTAGTGACCAAGGTGCAATGAAGATTGCAGTTGATTCAGGTATGGCAACATACGATTATATATTACCAGCGCAGAGTAAGTAATATGAACAAAGACCTAACAGAAGCACAACAAGACTACGCACACTTTCTGCCTGCACTTAGTGGCTTTTACGCAACTTATGTAGGAAAACAGCGTTATCCTGATCCTGTCAAAGGTCCATATGTTCCTGATGATCGTATTCCTAATAACTTTGCTAACGGTGTTGAAAGTCTTAATTATCTTAATCCTAAAGAGGGTGCGTTTACATACAAGTGGACGCTTTACTCTGCAGGGCATGCTGAATTAGACACTAACAAACATAGTCCTAAGGAAGACATGATCCGTAATAGAGATCGTGATAATACTTGGGCACTTGGAGATAGTGGAGGATTTCAGATTGGTAAGGGTGTTTGGGAAGGTGACTGGAAAGATCCTAATTGTCCTAAAGCACAAAAGAAGCGTGACGGAGTGTTACGTTGGATGGATGCGTACATGGACTATGGTATGATCCTTGATATTCCAGCGTGGGTTGCACGTTCACCGGCAGGTGCTAAAGCTACTGGCATTAGCACATATCAAGAAGCTGTAAAGGCAACACGTATTAACAATGACTATTGGATGAAACATAGAACAGGTGCTTGTAAGTTCCTTAACGTATTGCAAGGTGAGAATCATGCAGACGCAGATGACTGGTACGAGCAAATGAAAGACTATTGTGATCCAGTTAAGTATCCTGACAATCATCTTAATGGTTGGTCAATGGGTGGTCAAAATATGTGCGATGTACACTTAGTACTCAAACGTATTGTTACTATGCACTACGATGGCTTATTACAAAGCGGCATACACGATGTAATGCACTTTCTAGGTACAAGTAAACTAGAGTGGGCTACACTGTTAACAGACATACAACGCGGTATACGTAAGTACTATAACCCTACAATGATGCTTACATTTGATTGTGCAAGTCCGTTCTTAGCAACTGCTAATGGACAGATTTATATTCAAAATGAAACACCTGATAGAGGCAAATGGACGTACCGAATGGTGCCTAGTGTAGACGAACTAAAGTATGCAAGTGATACTCGAGGCTTTAGAGACACAGTGTTAGCAGATGGAATCTTTAAGAACTTTGAAGATAGTCCACTAACTGATGGATTGTTAGTTAACGATATATGTACTTACGCACCCGGTGATACTAACAAGATTGGTACTATTAAAGTTGCTAAAGGAGGAGTTGATCTTGACAAAGAAGGAAATCCTTTACTAGATGTCGATGGTAACACAACTGTACGCGGCAGGGACTCAACAAGCTGGGATAGCTTTAGTTATGCTATACAGATGGGTCATAACGTATGGAGTCATATTAACGCTGTACAAGAAGCTAATAGACAGTATGACGCAGGAGTCATTCCTAAAATGCTTGTACAAGAACAGTTTGATAGAATACTATTTAGAGATGTTGTCGAAGAAATTTTCTCAAAGACAACTCGAGAAGAGTCACTAGAAGCTATTGACAAGTACACAAAGTTTTGGATGGCTATTCCAGGCACACGAGGTGCTATTGGTAAGAAGACTGTAAATAGTTCAACATTTTTTGACGCACTATTTGAAGTAGACGCCCCAGTTGAAGCTGACGAAGATACTTTAGATGAAGCAAAGCTAGAGGAATTAACGGATGAGCAATTATGAAAGTACTGACGATAAACTTCGCGCACATTACGCAGAACTAGAACGTAAGCATAGAGAACTTGACAACGAGATAGATTTAATGTATAATAATGCATATGTCACTGACGAAGTTCGTAGAATGAAAACTATGAAACTTTATTTAAAAGATGAAATGCACCGTATTAATGCATATCTAATACAACAAGGATTACAATGAAACGAGATTATTTTAATGGCGAAGATGATACAATAATTTTCTTTACAGGTATAGAAGTTGAAAAGACTCCTGCATTTGGAATGAAGACATTGTTTGTTACTGGCATTCAAGACTATATTGAAATTATGGAGTTTTATAATAGAGAAGATTGCGAACATATTTTCTTTGGTGCTAATCACAGTTACGCTCCTGTACTACCGGAAGAGTTTGAAGACTGGGATTTAATGATCCGGGCGTTTTTAGATAAAGGTATCTTATGCAGTTTAGATATTCCAAGTACTATTAATTTAGAATGGTTCTTAGAAGGCGGACTAACTGAAACTAATAACTTTATTCCGCAACTACGTGTTGTAGTTCCATATGTTAACCAATGGCCTTACAATACAATGATTAAGATTGACGACAAAGATTTTAAGGCTTCAAATCCAGGTGTATGGTGTCATAGCTTACACGACTTAATGGATCGTAATAAATTTACGGATTGGAGTAAATATGGGCTTGACAAAGTCCTAAAGTGAAAGTATAATAGTAATATGCAAGAACGCTATCATGACTATATCTTACGCAGAATGAAGGAAGACAGAATGAACCAAGAAGCAACTAAAAGTATCTGGGTAACCTTTCGTAAGGAAGGTGTACATATGTATCCAGGTGCTGACACAGATCCTAAATTAGCAACTGGCGATTGGGATGATGTATCATTCTTAGGTGTTCCGCATCGCCATATTTTTCATTTTAAAGTTCGCATCGAAGTGTTTCACGATGATCGCGATATTGAATTCATTCAGTTTAAACGCTGGATCGAACGGTTGTATGCACAAGATGTAATACAACTAAATCACAAGTCATGTGAGATGATTGCAGATGACTTGTATGAAGAAATTTCCGCAAAGTACCCCAGCCGCTTTGTAGAGATTGATGTCGCTGAAGATGGCGAAAACGGCTGTACTAACTTTTATCCATCACATACATAAGGAATTTGGATATGACCATCGCGAACCACACTGTAAATAAGGTATTTAACGACCTTGATCAGTTCCGTGACTACTGCCGCTTTGAAGGCAAAGTCTTTAATGAAGCAGACCTATACAAGAAGGAAGCACCAGTTTGGATTGCTTACCAGAAGTATCAAGGTTGGTTACGTGCGAAAGCGCGTAATGCAGGAAAACCGTTTACCCCTAAACCCCGTCCAGATCACCGGAGCCGATAAACATGACAGTCTTCATCGTAGACATTGAAGCAGTAGACACTCGTTATACTAAACAGTGGAAAGAGTATTTGCCTAAACAATTACAACGTGCTATTGATGAGGACGTTATTGTTATATCGGGTGGAGATACTCCCCAGGCAACTACGCCTGGTGCGTTTCTTAACTTCGGCGGCACGAACGTTTACAAGAGTAAGCAATTAGAAACTATCGGTGAGATGTTCTGCAAAGGACAAATTGCCGATGGTGACTATTTCCTATACACAGACGCTTGGAACCCTACTGTTATACAATTAAAGTATATGGCAGAGTTACTAGATGTTAACATTACTATTGGCGGCTTATGGCATGCTGGTAGTTATGATCCACAAGACTTTTTAGGTAGACTAATAGGTGACAAACCGTGGGTTAGACATGCTGAACAAAGTATGTATGAATGTTACGATGATAACTTTTTTGCAAGCGAATTCCATATTGACTTGTTTGCTGAAAGCTTAAATATTGATGATGACAAAACACATCGTGTTGGTTGGCCTATGGAGTATCTTAAGGATAGCTTAGTACAATATAAAGGTATGGAGAAGCGAGACTTGATCTTGTTTCCGCATCGTGTTGCACCTGAGAAGCAAGTTGATATCTTTAGAGACCTTGCAGACCGATTACCGCAATATGAGTTTGTTGTTTGTCAAGATCAAGAACTTTCAAAGAACGAATATCACAATTTGCTAGGTGAAGCTAAGATGGTGTTTAGTGCTAACTTGCAAGAAACACTTGGCATTAGTTGGTACGAAGGTGCATTAGTAGATGCTATTCCTATGATGCCAGATAGACTAAGCTATAGTGAAATGGCAACTCCAGAATTTTTATACCCAAGTGCGTGGACTGAAAACTTTGATGCGTACTTGCATAACAGAGATAAAGTAGTTGCACGTATTATAGAATATATGGAAAACTACAGTGACTTTTTAGTTGGTATAAACAAGCAAGTAACAAAATTAAACAAAGACTTTTTTAGTGGAGAAGCATTATATGACACAATCAGTAATTAATACCCAGCTAAACTTAGATTTATCCGATACAGTAGTTGCTGGTACAAGTACATATACTATTAGTTCAGCCGCAGGAAGTACTAGTAGTCATGTAACTATACCAACTAATTATACCTTTGATACGTTAACTGGTAATGGTAATACTGCTCATGCCTTTACTGGTCCTTCAGTAAATACAACTATTACTGGACTTAGTGACAATATTACCATTAAGCCGGAATTATGGTCAGAAGCACTACCTGATGTATATACCGTAAACAATATGTGCGAACAATACCCTGCACTCGCTAAAGCATACGAAAATTTTAAAACTGTGTACAAGCTAGTCGAACAAGACTACAAAGGGAAACAGGAAGGCCAAAGTGAATTTAATTTCTAAATGTATGGACTTACTAGGAAGGCGCAGAGTTATTACAGAACGTGATAGCAATATGCCTTACCTAGTACGTTATTATGTTTTTTTAAAAGAAAGAAACCGTTTTCCTTTTAACATTACATTACATAAAGTATTAAAGAGCGATGAATGTACACTACATGATCATCCTTGGTCATATGCTACATTTATTATTAAAGGCGGGTATTGGGAATTTATTCCAGTTGTATCTAGAGAAGGATTTGTTGTAGGTGCTACTGCTGAGTGGCGGGGACCTGGACATTTTCGTAGACGCCCAGCTACTGACTTGCATTATTTAACATTAGACAAAGACGAACACGGAAACGAGATACCATGTTGGAGTTTGTTCTTTATGGGTAAGAAGGCAAAGGATTGGGGATTTATGAAGTTCTTTAGTCATAAAGAACAAAGTGATATATATAAACAAGGCTACCAATGGGTTAGTCATACTGAATACTTAGCAAGAGGCGCAAAGGATGAATAAGTGCATTGCATTAGCAATTGTATGTATAATGACAACAGGGTGTTCAGCAATCGCAGTTGTCGATGTAGCTGCATCAACAGCAATATATGCAGGTAAAACAGTTGTAAATACCGTAGACTTAATAACACCTGATATAATTAACCACGAGGATTAAAGATGATTAAGAAACATTACTATAGCTGGTCTGAGATTGAACGTATGTGTGTAAGCATCGTTAATCAAATGTACACTGACAACTGGCGTCCTGATTACATTGTAGGTCTTACACGCGGTGGCAATGTACCTGCTACTATTATTAGTAATATGACTGGCATACGTTGCGAAGCACTTAAAGTAAGTTTGCGTGATGATAACAGTGAAAGCGAATCTAACTGCTGGATGGCAGAAGATGCATTTGGTTACGAAAGTGAACCACGTGCTACAGCAGGTCCATTACGTAAGAACATCCTTATTGTAGATGATATCAACGATACTGGTGCTACTTTCAATTGGATCAAGGAAGACTGGCCTTCAGGTTGTTTGCCGATGGATAAAAGTTGGGGAACAGTTTGGGATCAAAATGTACGTTTTGCTACACTAACAGAAAACTTAGCAAGCGACTTTAGTCAAGTAAGATACACTTGTCACGAAATTAACAAAGCAGAAGAAGATGTATGGCTTGTTTACCCTTGGGAAAACGTAGCAGAATACAAATAACAACAAAGGAAAAAGGAAATGAACTTGAAAGAACAATTAGTCAAAGCAGCACGTATGCATGCCGAAGGTGAGCTAGAACGTGCAAAAACTAATATCATGGTGTATATGAATAATGCAACTGGTATCGGAGAGCATAGCGATATTGTCGAAGCCATTCAAGAAGAACTTGATAAAATGGCTCATGCAGAAGATCGTATTGAAATGTTAGAAAAATATTTTAGTGCTTGACACAGACCTAAATATAGTGTATAATACATATATGTGTATTAGAAATATGACATCCACGTCTTAAACTCGGAGTAATTAATGAACAAAATAGTACAAATTAAAGCCCGGCTTGAAGAAGCAAACATTCGCCATTGGGCTGGCGATAACATTAGTGAAGTATTACATGAAGGCGATAAAGAAGCTCTTATTGAAGATGCAACTGTTGCATTTGAAGGTGTACTAGATGCACTATTGATTGATAGGTTTAACGATCCTAATAGTAAAGGTACAGCAAAGCGTCTTGCTAAAATGTACTACAATGAAATTATGGCAGGGCGTTATGACGTTATGCCTAGCGCAACTGCATTTCCTAATGATAGCGATGATCGCTATGAAGGTATGTTAGTAGTACGCAGTGAACTTAAAAGTATGTGTTCACATCATCACCAGCCAGTAGCAGGTGTAGCATACATTGGTATTATTGCAGCAGACAAACTAATTGGCCTGTCTAAGTATACACGTATTGCACAGTGGTGTGCTAGACGCGGTACACTACAAGAAGAACTTGCAAACGATATTGCTCGTGAGATTGAGTCTGCAACTGGTGCTGAACACTTAGGTGTTTATATTCAAGCAACACATGGCTGTTGCGAGAACCGCGGTATTATGGCAACTAGTAGTTTAACACAGACTACTGTGCTTAAAGGCGCATTTAAGGATGATAATAGCACAAAGAAAGAGTTTTTTGATAACATTAAACTGCAACAGGAGTTTGCACGATGATAGCATCTCCAGTATTTGAAAAAGGCTATCCATCGCATGAAGCAGTAAATAGAAAGCGAAGTATGAAACTAAGATATTCAGAAGCGTTTTATAGCGTACAAGGCGAAGGCAAGTTTGTAGGAGTACCTAGTGTATTCCTACGCACTTTCGGTTGTAACTTTCGTTGCATGAACTTTGGACTTGGTAAAGACGAACCTAGTCGTGCAGAAAAACAAGCACAAGGTATTATCCGCAATCAAGAAGTAAAAGACTTACTTGACGATGGTATTATTGCAAGGACTGAAAAGTTTACAGACTTGCCTATTATTCATACAGGTTGCGACACGTATGCAAGTATCTATCCTGAATTTAAAAACTTTAACAAACTTGCAGAAATTGACGAGGTTGTTGAACACTTGTTATCCCTTACTCCTGAAGGTAAATGGACAATGGATAACGGACAAGACATCCACTTAATTATGACAGGTGGCGAGCCGTTGTTGGCGTGGCAACGATTGTATGTCGAACTATTTGAGCATCCACGTATGCAGGATCTAAAAAATGTCACATTTGAAACAAACACTACTCAATTATTACACGACGATCTGTTTAAATATCTCAACGATAGCAAACGTATTACAGTTACATGGAGTTGTTCGCCTAAGCTATCCGTTAGCGGAGAATCTTGGGAGGACGCTATTAAGCCTAACGTTGCTCTTAATTACTCCACTGTTGATGGTAGCGACATGTATCTTAAATTTGTCGTTGCTGATCGTTCAGATATTGATGAAGCTGGTAGAGCTGTGCAAGCATACCGTGACGCAGGCGTTGAGTGTCCAGTATATTGTATGCCGCTTGGGGGACGCTCGGAAGAGTATGTCCTCAACGTTAAAGAAGTGGCAGAAGTCTGCATGGAAAAGGGATGGCGCTTCACCCCAAGGCTCCATATATCCTTATTCGGAAATGCATGGGGTACGTGATGCATACGAAAACGAACAACACGAACAAGCAATGAAAGCTCCATATCCTAAAATGGACCCAGAAGAGATGAGACAGAAAGGATTAATATGAAAAACTTTTTTAAGAAAATAACAGGATTAGACAAAGTAGAAGAACAAAAGGCACAAGTACAAGAAGAAAAGTTAGAACTTCTAAAGCAACGTGATCCTAAAGCTTATGCAACACGCAAGAAGGAACCTTGGGTGAATGTAATCGATGTTAAAGTTAATGAAGAGAATGTTCGTAATGGCTTTTTTGAGCTCGACTGGAATGAATACTTTATTGCACAGCTTGTTGAAGCAGGTTACGGTGTTGACAATGATCCAGAAGAAGAAATTGTAGATCGTTGGTTCCGTGACATTGTTTACAATATGCTTGAAGAAGAAGGCCAGGATACTAATCGCGGTGCTGGATATATTAATGTAGTTCCTATTGCTAAAGGTAAGTCAGAAGTTAGTTGACATCTATAGTAAATGGTGTTATAATATATATAATTAATACAACAAAAGGCAAAACAAATGGCAACTTATGTCCTAGTAGACACAGCAAATACTTTCTTTAGAGCGCGGCATGTAGTTCGTGGCGACATTGATACTAAAGTAGGTATGGCGTTACACATTACACTAAACAGTGTTAAGAAAGCATGGAACGACTTTGATGCAGATCATGTTGTATTTTGCTTAGAAGGCCGTAGCTGGCGCAAAGACTATTACGAGCCCTACAAGCGTAATAGGCAAGTTGCTCGCGATAAACTAACTCCTATACAAGCAGATGAAGACACTGCGTTTTGGGAGATCTTTGACGAGTTTAAGAACTTTGTTACAGAAAAGACTAACTGCACTGTTATGCAACACAAGCGTTTAGAAGCAGATGATCTTATTGCAGGCTGGGTACAATCGCATCCTAATGATAAACATGTTATTATTAGCACCGACGGTGACTTTGCACAACTTGTTAGTCCTACAGTACGTCAGTACAACGGCGTTAGTAATGTAACTATTACGCATGAAGGTTACTTTGATGACAAAGGACAGCCTGTGATAGATAAAAAGACTAAAGAAGCAAAGCTTGCTCCTGTGCCTGACTTTATGTTGTTTGAAAAGTGTATGCGTGGTGACACAAGTGATAACGTGTTTAGTGCTTATCCTGGTGTACGTACAAAAGGTACTAAGAATAAAGTTGGACTTAACGAAGCATATGCAGATAAAGACAACAAGGGCTTTAACTGGAATAACATGATGCTACAACGTTGGACTGATCACAACGGTGACGAGCATCGTGTACTTGATGACTATCAGCGTAACGTAGTATTGTGTGACTTAACTGCACAACCCGAAGACGTTAGAGAGATAATCGATTCTGTTGTTGCAGAACATATGACTCCTAAGACAGTTAATCAAGTAGGCATGCGTCTTATGAAGTTCTGTGCAAAGTGGGATATGCAACGAATTGCAGATCAAGCTACTTATTACACCGAACCGTTATCAGCGAGGTATCCAGTATGACATTGAAGGCAAAGGCAGTAGTAAAAGATAAATTCTGGATTATCGAAAGCGAAGAAGAACGGGTTGGTACAGTATCGTGGAATGATGATAGATATATGTTTAGCAGCCGTGTAGAGACTTGTTTCTTTAATAGTACACACGAAATGGAGAAGCGATTTGGTTCTAATATTATTTGGAATGATATTACTCCAGTAGCTGACAAGGTTCAGTTAGAGTCGTTTTCAGTACACGGGTACCCAACAACTGTTAATCCGTACAATACTATGTATGATGTTAAACGTAAACTACCGTTATTCACTAAAAGTAATAAGTCAAAAAGTGCATATTGTGCAGGGTATTATATTATACACTTTGATAAAGGCTGGGTTAAAAGCTTTTGTCCTAAACAAATTACTGTAGAACGATACGAGTATAAAGGTCCGTTTAAAACAGACTTAGAAATGCGACAGGAGTTAAGCCGTGCCAACCGTTGAGCCATTAAATACCATTCCACTTCAGCAGTTTTTACAAGCAGTTAAGGCTGCTGAAGCTGCTAGAGTAGCTAACGTAACGTTAGACATGAACACTGCTAAGAACTTAGCATTTACCTTAGGTATTGTAATGAGTCGCTTACACGGTGATTTAGAGCTGTTAGTAGCACAATCTAAAGACAGTAGCGATGAAGTAATTAATATTACAATGGACGGCGGTTCGAAGTTTTAACTACGCATTTAACTCTAAAATAGATAAATATATGCGTAGTTAATTAAAAGGATTCCGCATATGAGTCGACCTAAACCGACAGTTATTTTAGAAAACATTGATAGTAAAACATACAAGAGTGAACAAGTACTAGGAGCAGAAGCCATTTGGGCTGTGTTCTATCAAAACGCACCGTTTAATTTAAAGAGTGCTAATGCACTCACAAACTATCCAGGTCCTAAGTATAAGAAGGTTAGTTTCTCTAATCCCGGGCATGCACATAATCTTGCTAGAAAACTAAACGATATGTTCAGATGCGTTGACTTTTCTGTATATAAGCTTACATCAGGTGAACTTGTGACAGACGAATGAACTGGAAAGAGACATATACTAAGGTCTTTCTAAAAGAACTTAATAAAAGTATTAATGATGCTACTGTTGCAGAGCATCTGCCTATATGGTGGCAGAATAATAGAAACAAAGGATCAGGTGGGTTACGTTTAACTGACACTGGGTTTGGAGTACTGTTAACAATAGAACTAGCTACGTACGACATCCCCTTTGCTAAAGATATGCCACTTACTACCCAAACTATTATCTTCCTAGATCAGTTTATTGACTGTCCGTACTATCTTACTAAGATGGGAATTACGGTAACTAACGAAAAGAAGGCAGTCGAACTTACTCTTTTTAGTGGTGATTTACGCAAATATGGCTTAACTAAAGCAATGAATAGGCAAAAAAAGGCAGATAATGGTTGACAAATGCTGTAATGGTGCTATAATATATGTATAGTTTAAATAAAGCACTAAACAAAGAGGGTACTACAAATGGATACTACAACACGCACTGTTAGTCCAAATGGGGCAAAAGCCAGCATTACTCATGCATTAAAGAAGAAGCGTCCTATCTTTTTATGGGGACCTCCAGGTATTGGTAAATCTGACATTGTATCACAAATCTGTGATACTTTTTCAAATTCACATTTAATTGACATTCGTTTGTCACTTTGGGAACCTACAGATATTAAAGGTATTCCATACTTCGACAGTAATTCAGGTACAATGGTGTGGGGCGCACCTAGCGAACTTCCAAGCGAGGAGTTTGCTGCTCAATTTGATCATATTGTACTATTTTTAGACGAAATGAACTCGGCAGCGCCTAGCGTACAAGCGGCAGCATACCAGTTAATTCTTAATCGTCGTGTAGGGCAATATAAGTTACCAGACAACGTAATGATTGTTGCGGCTGGTAACAGAGAAGCTGACAAAGGTGTTACTTATAGAATGCCTGCTCCGTTAGCAAACAGATTTATCCACTTAGAACTTGCTGTATCATTTGATGACTGGTTCCAGTGGTCGGTAGTTAATAACATCAATACAGATGTTGTTGGTTACTTAACTTTTGCAAAGAAAGACTTATATGACTTCGATCCTAGAAGCCCAAGTCGTTCATTTGCAACACCTCGTTCTTGGACATTTGTTAGCGAATTGCTAGACGATGACCTAGACGAAGCAACTACTACCGACTTGGTAGCAGGTGCAGTTGGAGAAGGGTTGGCTCTTAAGTTTATGGCACACCGTAAAGTTGCCGCAAGCATGCCTAACCCATCCGACATCTTAGCAGGAAAAGTAAAAGAGATGAAGTCCAAAGAGATCAGTGCAATGTACTCCCTAACTGTGTCTCTTTGCTACGAGTTAAAAGAAGCATCAGACAAGAACGATAAGAAGTTTGATGACAAAGTTAACAACTTCCTGCGCTTTTCAATGGATAACTTTGATACTGAGTTAGTAGTAATGGGCATCAAGCTTGCATTAACACAGTATTCATTGCCCATTGATCCAGATGAAGTGCAATGTTTTGATGAATTCCATGAGCGTTATGGCAAGTATATTAAAGCTGCACAAGAAGCATGATACAAAACGGGCGGGCTCTTTTGAGCTCGTCTGTTCTTTTATAAATAAAATGGTTGACATATCTATTAAAGATGCTATAATATATGTATAAGTTAATAAAGAAAGGGCAAATATAATGACTGCTAAAGATACGCAAACTAAGTTAAAAAACTTTACTCCAGATCCGGATATTACTCCAGAAGCATTAGAAGAGATGCGTGTAATAGTTATGGACCGTATTATTACAGCACGTATTGGTTTGCTATTGCGTCATCCGTTCTTTGGCAACATGGCTACACGTTTGCGTATTGTTGCTGCCGATGAGTGGCTAGGTACTGCCGCAGTAGACGGACGTAACTTATACTACAACACACAATTCTTTAATGCAATGAATAACAAAGAAATTGAATTTGTTGTTGCACACGAAATTTTGCATATGGTATTTGATCACATGGGACGTAGAGATGACCGTGATCCTGTGATCTATAACATTAGCGCAGACTATATTGTAAACAATACACTAGTACGTGATCGTATTGGAACTATTCCAAGTATTGTAAAATGTTATCAAGACTTTAAATACGAAGGGT